CCGCCGGAAAAACCGAAGCGGAGGTGCGGCGGACGCTGATCGAGGCGCGTGCAGCCCATTCAGACGCGCTGTCGATCCAGTCGACGATCACGCCGGCGGCGGGCACCCAGGAGATGGCGACGCCCGAGAACTCGCCGATCGTGCGTGCCATCAAGAAACTCATTGCCAAGGAGTAAGCCATGCCTTTTCTCAGCGAACGTAACAATCTGGGCGACCTCTTGAAGTACGAGGCGCCGAATCTCTATTCCCGCGAGGCGGTGACGATTGCCGCCGGGCAGAACCTCCTGCTGGGGACCGTGCTCGGCCGGAACGCCGGCGACGGCAAACTGCACGCCCTGGATCCCGCCGCCACGGATGGCACCGAGATCGCCATCGGCGTCCTCGCGACCGAAACCGATGCGACGCTGATTGACCGCGAGGATGCCATCCTGATCGCGCGCCACGCCATTGTGGCTCGCCACGCCCTGAATTGGCCGAGTGGCATTTCCGTGCCGCAGCAGACCGAGGCCGAAGGGCAACTCGCTCTGCTGGGCATCCTGGTTCGCCAGTCGGCGTGATCGGCCGCTGATCCGCCCTGGCTTCTGCCTATTCCCTCTGACAACCCGCCGTCTGGCGGGTTTTTGACTTTCTGGAGATCTGTCATGCAAAACCCTTTCGACAACCCCGGCTTCGCCATGGCCAGCCTGACGGCGGCCATCAACCTCATTCCCAACCGCTATGGGCGCCTGGAGCAGTTGGGGTTGTTTCCGGCGCGGCCGGTGCGCACGCGGCAAGTGATCATCGAAGAGCGTAACGGCACGCTCAATCTGCTGCCGACGCAGCCCTTGGGTGGGCCGTCGACGTTGAATGCGCGCGACAAGCGCAAATTGCGCTCCTTCGTCGTCCCGCACGTGCCGCTGGACGACGTCGTTTTGCCCGAAGAAGTGCAAGGGGTGCGTGCGTTCGGGTCGGAAACCGAGTCGGAGTCGATTGCCGGCGTCCTGGCGCAGCATCTGCAGAGTATGCGCAACAAGCATGCGATCACGCTGGAGCATTTGCGCATGGGCGCGCTCAAGGGTGTGATTCTCGATGCCGATGGCTCGGTGCTGCACAACCTCTACAGCGACTTCGAGATCGGGCCGAAGAGCATCAATTTCGCGTTGGCCACGGAGACGACCAATGTGCGCAACAAGTGCGTCGAGGTCAGTGCCCATATCGAGGCGAATCTGCGCGGTGAATTCATGACCGGCGTGCGCTGTCTGTGTTCGCCGGAGTTCTTCGAGAAGCTCGTCGGCCACAGCAAGGTCGAGAAGGCCTACGAGAACTACGCGCAAGGCGCCATGCTGCGCGACGATGTGCGTACCGGCTTTGCCTTTGGCGGCATCATCTTCGAAGAGTATCGCGGCCAGGCGAGCACCCTCGACGGGAACGTGATGCGCTTTATTGCGGCCGGCGAGGCGCATGCCTTTCCGCTTGGCACGATCGACACCTTCAGCACCTACTTTGCCCCGGCCGACTTCAACGAGACGGTCAATACCCTCGGGCAATCCCTGTATGCGAAACAGGAGCCACGCAAGTTCGACCGCGGCACCGACCTGCACACGCAGTCGAATCCGCTGCCGATGTGCCATCGCCCGGGGGTACTCGTCAAGCTGACGATCTCCTGATGATCGACGTCGGTGCGCTCTACGAAGTCGCCGCGCGGGCCGGGCTGCTGGCGTTGGCGCGGGTCAACGGCAGGGAGGTGCCCGTCGACTTCCGGGCGCCCGATGTGGTGTTGCTGGACGGCTTGGTCTTGAGTCACCAGTACACCATGACCTATCCCGCCGCCTGGTTGCCGGAGCTGGGCGCCGGCAGTGGGGTGGACATCGGCGGGCAGTCGTATCGCGTGCGCGAGATCACCGCCATCGGCGATGGGTCCGAGCAGCGCGCCACGCTGACCCGCGTCTAGGTCGCTGCCATGCCCCACTCGATTCGCGAGCAGATCCTGCAGGCCATCACCGGGATACTGGCGCCGGTGGCGGCGGCGCAGGGCGCGCAGCTGCTGCGCTCGCCGACCACGGCGGTCACCCGCGAGGGGGCACCGGCGCTGCTGGTGTTTCCCGAATCCGACACGATCAGTGAACGCCCCAATGACCGGGTGGAGCGCCAGCTCATCGTGCGGCTGGTGGCGCTGGCGCGCGCTCTCGGGCCGATTGCCCCTGAGACCCAGGCCGATCACCTGCTGGTCGGCGCCCACGCGGCGCTCTTCGCCAACGCCAATCTGGGCGGTCTGGCCCTTGGGATCAAGGAACTCGACTGCGAGTGGGATGTGGAAGACGCCGATGCGACGGCGGCGGCCCTTCCCGCGCGCTACCAGATCACCTACCGCACCCGTTTCCATGACCTCGCAAGCCAAGGATGAATGATGCACATCGAACTTCTCAAGATCCACACCCATGCCGGCGTCGAGCAGGGCGCGGGCGCCGTCATCGAGGTCGATGAGAGCACGGCGAATTGGCTGATCGCGCACGGCGTCGGCCAGGCAGCCGCGTCTGCAGAGCCCCGGCGCGCCCGCCACAACGACGCAAACCCGGCATTTCCTCTCACCGCAACCAAGGAGTAACACCGCATGAGCTATTTCTCTGGACAAGGACGCGTGTTTATCGGCGCGCGCGACATGAACGGCAACCCGCAAGGTCTCACCTTTGTCGGCAACGTCCCCGACCTCAAGGTGTCGCTCGCAGTCGAAACCCTGGAGCATCAGGAATCCCAATCCGGCCAGCGACTCACCGATCTGCAACTCATCAAGACCAAGAAGGGCGAGTTTGCCTGCACCCTGGAGGAACTCATCCAGTCGAATCTGGAACTCGCGCTTTACGGTTCCACCACGGTCGTCACCACCGGCACGGTGACCGACGAGCCGGTCATTGCCGCCGCCGAACTCGGCAAGCTCTATCTGCTTGGCAAGCAAAACGTCTCCGCCGTGGTGATCAAGGCCGGTGCGACGACCGTGGCGGCGGAGAAATACACGGTCAACGCCAAACACGGCTCGATCATGTTTACCGACATCACCGGCGTCACGGGTGCGATTGCGGCCAGTTACAGCTATGGGGCCGCCAGCGTCACGGCGATGTTCACGCAGCCGCTGCCCGAGCGCTGGGTGCGCTTCGAGGGTCTGAACACGGCGGACGCCAACAAGGAAGTCGTGATCGACCTCTACCGGGTGGCCATCAATCCGACGAAAGACTTGTCGGTGATCGGCACGGAGTTGATGAAGTTTGAGCTCTCCGGTCAGGTGCTGGCGGATCTCACCAAGGCGGCGGCCGGTGCACTGGGCCAGTTTGGCCGCATCGTGCTGTTGTGAGGATGGGCGACCCATTTGCGGCGTTGCCGCCGGTGCCGGTGATGCTCGTTATTGACGGCGAACGCCTCGAGCTTACGCCGCTCAAGGTCGGCGACGTGCCGGCCTTTGCGCGCGCCGTGCAGCCGGTGGCGGCCAGTCTGTCGGCGTCTCCTGACTGGCTGGCGCTCCTGGCTCTGCATGGCGAGGCGGTGATCGACGCGGTTGCTATCGCCAGTCGTCGTCCTCCGGAGTGGGTCAGCGGCTTGGCACTCGACGATGCCGTGCGTTTGGCGGAGGCGGTATTCGAGGTGAATGCCGATTTTTTTATCCAGCGCGTGCTGCCGAGCCTGACCGATGCGGCGACACGGGTAAGCCAGACCCTGGGAGCCGGGGTTCCTGGAGCGATGCACTCCAGCGCCTGATCGGCGCCGGGCATGCCTACGCCAGCATCCTGCAGTACACCCTGGCGCAGGTGGATGCCTTCATCGCCGCGATCGATCGGCAGGAGTCGCGACGATTGGCGAATCTGCTGACGGTTGTGAGCGTGGGTGCACAAGGCAGCGGTGATGCCATCAAGAAGGCCATGAGGCACCTCGATGCTTAAGATTTCGCTGACCACCTCGGGGCTGCTCGACAAATCCGCGCTCGAGGCCTGGACGCGGCAAAAGCAGGTCGCCATTCACAAGGCCGTGGCCACCGGCATGAGTCATGGCGGGAGAGCGGTGGCCGATGTCGTGCGCAACAAAATGAAGTCCGATTTCACGGTCAAGAAAGCGGCTTTCCTGAGCTCGCTGCGCGCCAGGGTCTACGACCGCGACCCGGACAAACTGCCGGCGGTGCTCATCGGCTCGAAGATTCCGTGGCTGGGTATCCATGTCCGGGGGGGAACCGTTTCCGGCCGGATGCTGATTCCGCTGACCGCGGAGGGGCGTCGCATCGGTCGCCGTGCCTTCAAGCGCGTGATCGACGTGCTGATTGGTTCCGGCAACGCGTACTTCATTCAGAAAGGCGGGCGTGTCATTTTGATGGCTGAGAACCTGAGGGAGAACGCGTCCTCCCTGGCGCGCTTCAAGCGGGCCGAACGGGAACGCACAGGTACCAAGAGCGTGAAGCGCGGCCAGGAAATCCCGATTGCCGTCCTGGTGCCGAAGGTCACATTGAAACGGCGCTTCAATCTGGAAGGAACGGTACGCGCACAACTGCCCGTCCTCGCCCGAGCCATCGAAGCGCGACTCGCCAAGATTTAAGACATGAGCCAGCCGTGACCCAAGACCGCGCGCAACTGCTGATTACCGCCGTTGATCAGACCCGGTCGGCCTTCGACTCAATTCGCGGCAACCTGGCCAAACTTGGCGACGAGTCGAACCGCGTCAGGGGGATGCTGGCGGGTCTGGGCGTCACGCTTTCCGTTGCCGGGTTTGCCGCCCTGATCAAGAACGCCATCGATTCAGCCGATCATCTCAACAAGCTCTCCCAGAAGATTGGCATCTCGGTGGAAGCCTTGTCGACCTTGCGCTTTGCCGCGCAGTTGTCGGACGTGAGCCTGGAAACCTTGCAGAAAGGTATCAAGGGCTTGTCGCAGAACATCACCGAGGCCAATACCGGGATCGGCGACGGGGCGAACCTATTTGAGGCACTCGGCGTCTCGGTCAGGAATGCCGATGGCAGTATGAAGTCGACCGAGGCAGTGCTGCTGCAGGTGGCCGATGTCTTCGCCAACCTGGAGGACGGGGCAGTCAAGACGGCGCTGGCCGTCAAGCTGTTCGGCAAGAGCGGCATGGACATGATCCCGCTCCTGAACCAGGGGGCGGCGGGCATCAGTCAACTCACGGCTGAGGCTGAACGGCTCGGTCTCAAACTGACCGCCGAGACGGCACGCTCGGCAGAAGCGTTCAACGATAACCTGACGGCGCTCAAGGCATCGTCCTCATCGCTCGGCATCGCGCTGGCGCGCGACTTTCTGCCGGAACTGACGAACATCACGAACGCGATGCGCGAGGCGGCCAACGAAGCCGGGACGCTCAAGGCATTATGGGTGGGCCTCGGCGGGGTCGGCAATTTGATCTTCAATGGCACCGAGATCAAGCAGGCGCGAGACGAGGTCAAACGCATTCAGGAATTGGTCGATGGCACCCGCCAGAAAGTGGAGGCGGGCAGGGCGCCGGTGCCTTTCATGCCCTTCGACGTCAAGTTCAACGACGAGGCGATGGCGACGCTGCGCCGCAACCTGGCGCAATGGGAGCAAGAACTCACGGCGGCACAGGGGCGTCTCAAATCCTTGGCCGAGCCCGCCCGGCCGGAGGCCAAAAGTCCGACCGGCAAGCCGACCGAGGAGATGCAGCGCATCGCCTGTGTTGTCTCTGGTGGACAGTGGGTCAATGGGAAGTGCGAAAAGAAAGCCACGGGCGGAACCGATAAGGACACGACCGGCGTCCAGCTCGCCCTGGTCAAAGCAGAGGCCGAGACCGAATTCAAAGTCCTGAAGGAAGGTCTCGATCTGCAAAAGTCGGCGCTGGACCGATCACTCGATGGGCGACTGGTGTCCGTGCGCGACTACTACGCCCGTAAGACCGAGATCGAGCAGCAGGCTGCCGATCAGGAACTTGCCGCAAAACAGCAGGAACGGGATGCGCAGGCGGCGGTGGCTACGGGTGGCAAGGATGACGCGCAGCGCCTGCGCGCCAGAGCAGAAGTGAAGAAGCTCGATGGCGAGATCATCGTGCTCAACATGAAGCGCGGCGAGATCGAAGTCGCCAATGCGCATGCTGCTGCCAAGGCCGAGAGGGAACTCGCCGATGAACTGGCGCGGGTGCGTGACCGTTTGGCCGAGATCCGTGGCGGGGCCGGCGGCGATGTCACCCGCGCCCGGCTCGAACGCGAATACCAGCCCTTGATCGAAAAACTGCAACGCATGGGCGACAGCAGCGGTGCCGCGGATGTCGGGCGCCTGATCAACGTCGAAGCCGACATCGCGGAACTGGCGAAACTCGAACGTCAGTATCAGACGGTCACGGAGCGCATGGCCATCCGCGAACGGGAACTCCAGGTGCAGAAGGATGCCGGGATGATTTCCGAGTCGCAGATGCGGCGCGAGGTGCTGGCCTTGCATCAACAGACTGCCACCGAAGTGGACGGCATGATCCCGAAGATGCAGGCGCTTGCCGATGCCACCGGCTCGGAGGAGGCCATCAATCGAGTCGCCCGGCTCAAGGTGGAAGTGGCGGGCCTCAAGACCGTGGCGGATGACGTGGCCGCCCGCATCAATGGCGATGTGGAAAGCGCCTTCGTCACGATGTTCGAGCAGATCGGCTCGGGCGCGAAGTCGGCCAAGGATGCCTTCGCCGACTTCGCCCGGTCGGTGATTGCCGCCATCAACCGCATTGCGGCACAGAAGATCGCCGAAGCGTTGTTCGGCGGCATGACCAAAGGGGGTGGTGGCGGCTTGGGGGGTCTGATCTCGGGTCTCTTTAGCGCTGCCAGTTCTGCCGGTTTCGCGACCGGCGGCTATGTCACCGGCCCCGGTACCGCAACCAGTGATTCCATCCCGGCGCGGCTCTCGGCTGGTGAATATGTCCTTCGCGCTGATGCGGTGCGCCGGGTCGGGGTCGAGTTTCTGCACGCATTGAATGGCGGCCTGTTCGCGCCACGCTGGCGCGGACAGAGACTGGCCTTTGCCGACGGGGGCGTGGTACCCGCCGTTTCGCCAACGCCGCCGTCTGCGCCCTCGCAATCGGTGCGCATTGTGAATGTCATCGACCCTGGCATGGCCGGTGACTATCTCAATTCCGCCGCCGGCGAGAAAACCATTCTCAATGTGCTTTCCCGCAACGGCTCGGCTGTACGCGAGTTACTGAGGTAGGCCATGGCATTTACCAGTGGCACCGCCGCCGACTATCTCGATCTTCTGAACCGACTCAAACAGTTCGTCACGCAGGACATGCTGCCAGCCAACGAGCGCTGGTCGGTGTTGTGCTGGGTGCCGGGCCCACCGGCGGAACTGGTGCTGCAAGGGCCGGGACTTGCAGGAACTGAGCAGATCAACGTCGGCATCCTCTCCGAAGCCGGGGCGGACTACGGCAACTGGAAGTTGCGCGGTTTCGTCGGCTGGAATCCTGGACAGACCTTCGATGGTCAGTACAACCCGGGCGGTCCGTTCTACACACTCCTCATGGCCTCCGCCATGCCCTACTGGATCGTCGCCAATGGTCGGCGCATCGTGATGGTCGCCAAAACCGGCACCTATTACGAAATGATGTACCTGGGCCTGTTCCTGCCCTATGCCACGCCAGGACAGTACCCGTATCCGCTGCTGGTCGGCGGCACGTACAACAATTCGACGCGCTGGAGCAATTCCTACCAATACCGCAACCACCTGCCCAAGTCGCAGGGCTACTCGGGCGCGTACTACGCCCCGTCCGGGGCTTGGACCGGGGTGTCGGGGATGTGGCCGAATGCTTGGGGCGGTTCCATGCGCGAATGCCCGGATGGATCCTACCCGCTCCTGCCTTTCATCCTGAATGGCCTGGGCGAGATGGACGGCTGCTTCGCCGTGCCGGGCTATGCCAACGCGGCCGAGAACCTCGTCACGGTGGGCGGTATCGATCATCTGGTGGTGCAGGACGTCTTTCGCACCGGTTACAGCGACTACTGGGCATTGAAGCTCGCGTGAGGTAATGGATGGCATTCCAGTCTGGAATTACCACCTCGGCCAACGACCTGCTCGACAAGATTCGGCTCTTTGCCATGGGCGCCTGCGGCTACGCGCAACTGATGTATCAAGCGGACGCGGGGTATTTGCGCCTTCATCTGCTCCATGCCGCCAGCGGGCAGGTCGTCAATTTGCATTCCTACGCGGGTTACATCGCGGGCTATGGATCGACCAGTTTCAACAGCGGCGCAGCCTACAGTTCGCAGACCGTGGCGTCGGGTTCGTATTCGGTGTCGCCGTTGTCAGGCAGTGCCGAGTATTTCCTCTTTGGTGGCGATGGCTGGTGTTACTGCATCGTGCAGACCGCGAGCACCACCTACGCACCGTTCTTGTTCGGGGCGATGACCAAGACCTGCACGTTTACGGGCGGCGCCTTCCTGACCGACACCTACAGCACCTATGTGCGGGCCGACATCGACGGCAACACCAACAAATGGAAAGCTGGCAACTCGGGTGTGGATGTCGTGCGAGCGTTCTACTCTGGCATCACCCGGCAACTGGATAACTATTCGCCGATTGCGTTCAACGGCGTCACACCGCTCTATCCCGCGACCATCGAAGTGGGCCGTCCGATCCCTTCCTATTTTTACTCGATGATGGGATTTGCCCCGGGGATGTGCCTGCTGCGCGTGAATGGACAGTACGTCAATAAGGACGTGGTCACCCTGGGTGGCAATGACTGGATGGTCTTCACCCTGAGCTATGGTGGCTACGGGTTCTTGAAATGACCACCTACGCCGGGGCGGTTCTCCCGTCGGGGTTGCCAGCCATTTCGGCTTATGGGGCTGTCTACAAGTCCCTGCCAGCACCGCTGACGCCGCCCCATTCGGGCGCGTTGGCCAGCAACCCACCCAATGCCGGCGCGATGGCCAACAACCTGCCGGTCAGCGAGATCGTCTCGTTCTACTCGGGGAACCTGGTTCGCCAGTTCGAACAGGACTGGTATCACCACGTTCATCTGCTGCCGGCAACGATCGCGCTGGGCAATCTGCTGTCGACGCAGATGCGCCAGGTCGAGGTGTGGAACGCCCACTTCGCCCCCAAGACCTTGTCGGCGGTCATCGGGGCGAACGATGGTGGCATCTTGCTTGCTGCCCCGGCGAATCCGCCGACCACCTACGGGATGCTGGAGTCGCGCCTGCACAACGTCTCGGTGAGCCTCGACGGGCCGCCGGTGATCGAAGCGAGTTTCAGCTTCCAGTTTCCCGACGAGGCACCGACCCTGTCGATCTCCGGACGGCGCGTCGTGGTGTTTGGCCTGAAACCCAACTGGACAGACGGCTGGCTGGAACGCCTGATGTGGGCGACTGACGTCCTCACCGCACGCGACGGTACCGAGCAGCGGATCAGCTTGCGGACCAAGCCACGCCGTTCCCTGGAGTTCTCGATCCTGGTGGGCAGTGCGGATGCCGCGCTACTGGATGTGCTTCTTTCCGCCTGGCAAGCGCGCGTTTATGCCCTCCCGATCTGGCCTGACAAAGCGGTGCTAACGGCCGCCATTACCGCGGGGAGTACGGTGATTCCGCTGACCACCACCAATCTCGAATATGAGGCCGACGGTCTCCTGGTAATCGGTACTGACAGCCGCAATACCGAGGCAGCGGAAGTGCTGTCGGTAGCAAGTAATGCCGTGACCTTGAAGCAACCGCTGCTGCAAACCTGGCCGGCAGGTGCGTTCGTGACGCCGGCACGCACGGCCCGTCTGCGGGTGACGCAGAGCGTGTCGCGTGTGACCGACGCCATCGCCCGGGCCCGATTGGTGTTCGACATTGCCAGCACTACCGCCATCGCGAAGCAGGAGTCGACGACGACCTTCAATTCAACCCCGGTGTGGATCGCGCGCCCGAATCGGGTGCGCGATATCGATGCCGACTACCAGCGGCTGGCCGAGGTGCTGGATTTCGAGACCGGCATCACGGCGGTGGATGACCATGCCGCGCGCCCCTTCGTGCGCCGTTCCTTCGACTACCTCTTCAAGAATCGCGCGGAGATTGCTGCCTTCCGAGGCTGGCTGGCCGCCCGGCTGGGCCGACTGACCGCGTTCTGGCACCCCACCTGGGAAGCCTCCCTCGTCCCGACCCAGAAAATACTCTCCAACCAGACGGTCATGACGGTGGCCTCGCGCGGCTACGCGCTCTATTTCAATCCGATGCCGGGACGCACGGAAGCCGCCTTCCTGCACAAGAACGGCACCTGGCATTTCCGCACGATCACAAGTTTTGGGGCGGGCATCACGGGCGACGAAGAAGTGATGACGATCAACCAGTCGTTCGGCTTCGATGCCAATCCCGAGGATTGGATCGCCATCTACTTTCTGGAGAAGACGCGTCTCGATGCCGACCAGATCGAGATCAACTGGCAAACCGACAGTGTCGCGGAAGTTTCGCTGCCGATGCTCTCCGTGAAATTCTGACCGGAAACCTTCATGAGCTACAACACGCAGGAAATCTCGGTGGCCGCCGGCCAGCCGGTCGAACTCTATCGCTTCGTCCTCGGCCAGTTGGGGTGGACGGTGACGAGCGGTCGCGAGGCGATCACCTATCAGGTTGAGAGCTACCAGCCGGCCGTGATCCGCCGCTCGGCGGTCGAGCAGTCGCCGGAGTTTGCCCGCAACGGCATCGACCTCGAGTGCGCCCGTGATTTCGCCGTGGCGCAGTTGTTCGCGGCCGCGCGTCCCAACGGCGTCGTGTCGCTCACGGTGTTCCGCAACCACCTCGGCGACGCCGAGTACATCACCTGGTGGAAGGGGCGCGTGGCCTCCGTCGCGTTCGTGGGTAGTACTGCGAAGATTCGCTGTGAGTCGATCTTCACGGCGCTGAAACGCCCTGGCTTGCGCGCTTATTATCAGACCGGTTGTCGCCACGCGCTGTTTGATCCGGGATGCGGTGTGAACAACCAGGCCTACAAGTTGGCCGGCACGGTGGCGTCGTTCTCCGGACTGAATGTGACCTCCAGCACCTTCCTGTCGCAAGCATCCGGTTGGCTGACCGGGGGCTATCTGCGCGTCGGTGGCGTGCCACGCATGATCACCAATCACTCGGGCGACACCATCACGCTCTCGGCAGTGCTGCCGGGACTGGCCGCAGGCGTGGCCTTCGAGGCCTTCGCCGGTTGTGATCGGACGTTCGCCACCTGCCAGTCCAAGTTTGGCAACAGTCTCAATTTCGGCGGGTTTCCCTGGATTCCCGCCAAGAACCCCTTTGCCGGGGATTCCATCGTCTGAGGACAGATCCATGTGGGTACAGATTGCAATCTGGGTGATCACCACGGTCATCGGCATGCTGCTCGCGCCGAAGCCGCCCAAACCTGCTTCCGCCACGCCGGGCAACCTTGATGTGCCGGTGGCGGAATCCGGGAAACCCATTCCCGTGCTGTTCGGCACGCGCGTGATCCGTCAGGCCAACGTGGTCTGGTACGGCGACGTCAAGACCACCGAGATCCGCCAATCTTCCGGAAGTGGAGGCAAGAAGTGACAACCATCGCCCCAGCCCCCTTCCCGAGGAAGGGGGTGATCGTGACCCATGACGATGCCAAGGCCTTTGGCTATTGCAACGCCGGTCTGCGCAAGTGGTTCCCGCGTGATGGCGTGACATTCGATGACTTCCGGCAGCACGGCGTGACAGCCGACTGGCTGCGCGCCTCCGGCGATGCGATGGCGTGCCGGTTGGCCAATGCCGTCGAACAGCAGCGCGAGCAACCGCAGGAGGTGACATAAATGGGTGGCGGCGGTAAAGGCGGTGGCGGTTCGTCATCGTATGTCGTCGGCCATCGCTATTACGCCGGCCTCCATCTGGCGATCTGCCACGGGCCGGTGGATGCGGTGACCCGCATCATCGTCGGCGAACGCACGGCCTGGAGTGGCAGCGTTACGTCCTCGCAGACGATCTACGTCAATTCGCCGGAACTGTTCGGCGGAGATTCCCGCGAGGGCGGCGTCCAGGGCTACGTCGAGGTCAAACTGGGCGGGCCGGCGGAAACGATCTCGGGCTATCTCCAGCAGAAACTCGGCAGCGTCATTCCGGCCTTTCGCGGGGTGGTGTCGATCATCGCCCAGCAGTGCCAGTTGTCGGCGATGAATCCCTACGTCAAGCCGTGGAGCATCGAGGCCCGGCGCATCCCGGCACCGGCGGCCCTGGGGAGTGGTTACATCAATGGCGATGCCAACCCAGCGCACATCATCTACGAATGCTTGAACAATGCCACCTGGGGCCTGGGCTACGCCGCCAGCGAAATCGATGCAAGCAGTTTCCAGACGGCGGCCAACACGCTGGCCTCCGAGCAATATGGGTTGTCCTTGCTCTGGGATCGCGAGCAGCCGCTGGAGGAATTCATCGCCGAGATACTTCGGCACATCGATGGCACGCTCTACGTTCATCCGCGCACCGGCAAGTTCGTGCTCAAGCTGGCCCGTGCCGATTACAACGTCGCCAGCCTCTTGGTGCTCGATCCCTCGAACATCCTGGAATTGGAGAGTTTCTCCCGGCCGTCGGAATCGGAGCTCATCAACCAGGTCACCGTTCGCTACCGCGACCGCTCCACCGACAAGGATGCTGCCATCACGGTACATGACCTAGCGGCACTGGAACTGGCCGGAGGCGTGGTGTCATCGGCGACGGTCGATTATCCGGGGATCAGCAACGGCAGCCTGGCCTCCCGGGTGGCGCTGGGCGATCTCAAGCAACTCTCGGTGCCGCTGGCCAAGGCGACGCTGATCGCCAACCGGCAGGCATCGAACCTCAATATCGGCGAGGTGTTCAAACTGACCTGGCCGGAACTGGGGATCGCGCAGTTGGTGATGCGGATTGCGCGCGTGTCCTACGGCACGCTGACCGATGGCCGGGTGCGCATCGAGTGCGTGGAAGACGTCTTCGGTCTGCCGTCCGCCTCCTACGTATCCCCGACCCCGACCTCGTGGGTGTCGCCGCTGACTTCGCCGGCGCCAGTGCCATATCGGTGGTTGAACGAAGCGCCGTGGTGGACGGTGGTCAAACGGGTGGTTGGCGAATCGGAAGCGGCTCGAAACGAGCTCGACCCCCAAGGCGGGGTGCTGGTGGCTTGTGCGAGTCGGCCATCTGGCGATTCGCTGAACGTCAAACTGCTGACGCGCCAGGGTAGTGCCACCTTTGCCGAAGTCGATACGATGGGCTTCACCCCGAATGCGACCGTGACCAATGCCATCGACGAACAGACCACGGTGCTCGCCATCGGCAATGGCCAGGACCTGAATGTCGTGAAACTCGACACTTACGCCTACCTCGACAACGAGATCGTGGCGGTCAAGGCGATCAATCTGGTGGCTG